TTTATATATAAATTCTGTTTCTAAAGGTGCTGAAATTTTGGCACTAATAGAATTATATTGTGCTGAAGTTAAACAAGATTCTAATGTTCTTTTCCAAATTAAAGAATATAATTTAATAGCCTTAGCTTGTAATTCATCCAAAGAAGGATATTTATTATTTATATTTACTGGTCTAATTGCTTCGTGTGCTTCTTGTGGAGCAGGTATTCCTTTTTTTTCAGCGACTGTCTTTTTAGATTTTTTAACAGGTTCTTCTGTTTTAAAAATCAGATTATCAATATTAGGACTAATATATTGCTCTCCATGTTCATTAATAACATATTTTTTTACATTATCAATAAATTCATTACTATATTTTTTGGAATCGGTTCTCATATAAGTAATAAGTCCAGCTTCATATAATTGTTGAGCATATTTCATCGTGTCTTTCGGTGACATATTTATTTCATTAGATGCTAACTGTTGTAAGCTTGATGTAGTAAGAGGTTCTGGAGCTTTTTTAATTATTTTCTTCGGGGATGTAGTACTACATAAAAAATCCCAACATTTACATTTTTCTAAAAAAGCATAAATTTCTTCACTGTTAGTAAATTGCTTATTAAGATCAAAATTAAGATTGAGATTAGTAAAATAGCCAAAAGTATTATATACCATTTTTCCAGGTGATGATTTTATGTCTAAATAATTTTCATAAACTAATCGTAAAGCTGGTGTTTGACATCGTCCAGCAGATAAACTTTTTTCATGATTTTTGGAAATACAATTCCATAATATAGGTGTAATATTAAATCCAACTAACAAATCTAGAATTTGTCTAGCTTTTTGTGCTTCAACTAAATTCATATTAATTCTTTTAGGATGAGAAATAGCAGATTGAATGGCAGATTCAGTAATTTCATGAAAAATAATTCGTTTTGTATTAGTTACAGAGAGACCAAATAAATCACAAACATGCCACCCAATAGCTTCGCCTTCACGATCATCATCGGTCGCAATAATTACATCATTAGATTTTAAAATTTCGGAACGTATTTTTTCAATTTGTTTTAATTTTAATGGTTCTTGAATAATAGAATAAGTAGTAGCAAAATTATTTTTAAAATCTATAGATTCTAAACCAGAAATAGTACGTAGATGACCAAAAGACGCAATTACTTTATATCCTGGACCTAAATAATTTTCTATTTTTTTACATTTAGCTGGTGACTCAACAATTACTAATGAATTGGTCATATTAAGTTATAATGTAAAATAGTCTTTATTATTTTTTCAAGTAGTTTTAAACAAGTAAAAAAAGTTTTTACAAGATAATACAATTTGATTCATAGCTGTGTTCATAATCACGATCTAAATCATCTTCAAAACTATTGACTAATTCAATAAATTCTTCTAGATCCATGCTTTTAAATCTTGATCCCTTATCAGAAAATCTAACAATAATTTTGTTAGTTTCAATACAATCTTGATTTATAAGAATAATATCATAATCATCTTTTTTCCATTTATTAATTCTAGAATTCATATTTTCCTCAAAATTAGTATCAATTTGAAAATGAGTGTTAATTTTAATACTAGATGTTAGTTTATCTTTAAGATTAATAGCATATTCTTCAAATTCTTTTAAAACTGGTATTATAACAAATTCAATAGACATATATTTAATAAATAAAATTGTTAATATTATGAAACGAAATTTTTTTCTTTAAATTAAAAAATGGATAATATATATTATAGAAAAGCGACTTAAAGCTCTTTAAGTACTTTTAATAATAATATATATTCTTGGTGAATTTCGATTCATAAAAGTGATTCGGTTTTGAAAAATGGACATTTTTAAAATGTCCAAAATTCAAAATCCCAAAAAAGTCTTGAAAAAGACCATCTAAAACTAAGATTGTTACGTAAATGGTCTAAATTTTGAATAGAAGACGTTTTTATTTGTTACGATAATTTTTTTTTGTTTTTTTTTAAAAATACTTAAAAAATAAATTCTTTGGAAACATTATGGAAACTTTAGGTGACAAAAAACTGCTAAAAACGAGCTATAATTATTACTGCCAATTTTGTGATTATAAATGCTCAAAAGTGTTTAATTGGGATAGACATATTTTAACAACAAAACATAAAAAACGTATAGCTGAATCACAAACGGTGACAAAAAATGAGCCAGACGAGCAAAACGAGGAACCACAGGATACAAAGCATTATAAGTGTAATAATTGCCATAAAATTTATAATTCAAGGAATGGCCTATGGAAACATAAACATAAGTGTAAATCAACTAACACCGAAAATGAAACCAAAGAACTAATTCAATATTTAATGAAAGAAAATTCGGAATTTAAACAACTTATTATTGAACAAAATAAACAAATGATAGAATTATCTAAAAATAGTGGAAGCAATAATAATAATACAACTAACAATAATTTTAATCTTAATTTTTTCTTAAATGAAACTTGTAAAAATGCTATGAATATAATGGATTTTGTTAATCAACTTAATGTTAGTATCAACGATTTAGAAGAAACTGGTCGTCTCGGTTTTGCTGAAGGAATTTCTAAAATATTTATTAATGGATTAAAAGAAATTGATATTCCTGATAGACCTATTCATTGTTCTGACTTTAAAAGAGAAATATTATATATTAAAGATGATAATCAATGGAATAAAGAAACTGATAACAAAATTGTTTTAACAAAAGCTATTAAACATGTTGCTCATAAAAATATGAAACAAATAACAGAATGGACTAAAACTCATCCAGAATATAATGATTCTGAATCTAGACAAAACGATAAATATTTAAGTATTGTTAAAGAATCTATGTCTGGATCTTCACAAGAAGAAACTAACAAAAATTATAATAAAATAATTAAAAATATCGTTAAAGAAACAGTGATTAATAAGTAGGCTCTTTTATAAAATGTTTTTTTTGTATAAAAATAATAATTATAAGATTTACAATTATTTTTTATATTTTAAGAATAATTTATATTTATATTATAAATGACTATTATAAATGGAGGAGGAATTATGTTACCTTATTCTAAACAAGAATTATCTAAAAAAATATTTACATATTATTTGAATAACTTTTATAAAATATCTATATTATCTTATGGTTTATATGGAATTGTATTATTATTAATATTACCCGATAATATAGATCCAAGCAATGAAGATAATTTTTATAAACAAATGACACCAAATGAAAATTATGGAAAAATTGTCAAAAGTTTAATTATTAAAATTCAATTTATGAACAATAATTTAGAGGTTAAATTAGGCAATTATAAATTTTTAGGAGTTACTGAAAAACAAATTCAAGATGAAATCAATATTCAAACTGATATATTTTTTAAAACATTTAACTATATGCAGCCCCTATGTCCTTCTATTATTTATGCTGAAATTATAAAAGATTTTTCTGAAAAAATAAATATTTTAAATTTACTAAGGAAAGCTGAAAACTTACCATTTCCTCTTGAAAATAATATTATTTATAATGATAATATTAGTATAATTGTAATGGAAATGATTCATAATAGCATTCCTTTGTCAAATTACATTTATGAGATAAATCAAAATATAAATAAATTAAAAAAATATATAAAAGATATACAAAAAGAAAATAATGATGATAATTTACAGCAAATTAATATTGCTATGAATAATATTAACGGAGAAAAGAGAAAAAAAGAAATAGTAGAAAATATATCAAGATATGCTTTATTAAAATTAGCTATTGATACTGGATACAATCATAGTGATTTTCACAAAGGAAATATACTTATTCAATATGATGATACATATTTTAAAAATATAAATAAATCTCCAATTTTATTAGATTTTGGAAGAACTACAAAATTAAATTTAGATATATTAAATTCTATTAAACAAAAAGTAGAACAAAAAAATTATATTGGAGCTTTAACCGAATTATGTAAACCATTTAATAGTGAATTACAACATACAAAATTTGAAAATGCTTCTTATTTTGATTGGGTATGCGGAGATTATGAAGGCTTAAATGGGGATATAAAAAAAAGATTACCTGATACTGTAAATATAAGAATAGATGAATTATTTAAATTAAGAGAACTTGCTATTGATGAAAATATTCAAAAAATGAATAAATTACACGATTCTGAACCAAATAAATATCCCTTATTACCATTATCTAATTCAATAAAAAATAATTTATATAATGGAATGATTGGTGGAAAAAGAAAAATAAAAAGAAAACGAAAAACAAAAAAAAATAAATTTTATAGAAGAAATAAATCAAACAAAAAGTATAAATACAAAAAATAATTATTTATTACTTTTTTATAAAATTGATTTGGTTTAATATATTTTTATAAAACTATATTAAATTATAAAAAATGAATAATTCTAAAAAAGAAACTATAACTATTTATAAAGAATATGAAAAAATATCATTACTTGAATATTATCTTAATGATGACAAATGTCTGGAATCTATTGTTAGTAATTTAATTGATTATTATATAGAGAAAAAATACAATTTAGCACAAGAATATTTTAATATTTTAAAAACAAAATTTTCTGATTCAAAATTATTTTATAAAATAATTCAAATATCGTTATCTATTGCGAATCAAAAACCTCTAACTATTGACCTAGATGAAAAACCTAAAATTATTTTGAGAATGTAATTTATTTTTTAACATTCATTTTTTTAAATTGATTCCATGAAATTTCTACATGAGGTCCCTTATATTCTGATTCTGAACCTTCAGCGTTCAATTTTTCTGCTTTTTTTAACGCACTATCAACATATATTTGTTTTAATAATAGTCCAAATTTATAAGCTCCGTCATGTTGATCAATTTTACCATCTTCTATATCCCTTAATACATCTAATGCTTTAAACAATATTTTTAAATCAATCTCATCTTTTCTTATTTTATTATAAATATCAGTGTAATAAGTAAATAAAAAATTACATTCACTCATTCCTTCTAAATGAACAGAATCAGAATCTAATGGATATTTTGCTTTTAACATTATTAGATTATTTATATCCTCTCTTAAAGTATGACTATGTTTTAGCTTTCTAATCAAACCCGTTTTATCTTCCACATTGTTTGCTGAAATCATATTTTGTAATTGAAGTCTTTGATTCTCATCCATTATATTTATATTTTAGAATACTATTTTTAAACTATAACTAATAAATAATTAATTTTTCTATATATATTATAATGAGTGTTCAACCAATGATACAATCTTCGGCAATGCCACCACAACCAATAAATACTCTTCAGCCTACAGCTACTAGTCCTATGAATTCTGCTTATATTGCTTCCCAACAACAAACAAAAGCTCAAATGAGTTTAATTGGATCTTCTAAAGGTGGCGCGCCAACGGTTCAGGTTCCACCTGTATCAAGCTCAGCACCTAATCCTGGTCAAACGAGTGATAATTATAAAGCATTAACACAATTGGCACAAACACAACAAGCCCAATCAACTTTTGATAATGCTAAAACTCCGCAACAAACTGCTGCTTTACAACAACAACAGGAAACACTTTATAAAAGTGGGGGATCTAAAAGAAGTGCCTATAAAAGAAGTGCCTATAAAAGAAGTGCCTATAAAAGAAGTGCCTATAAAAGAAGTGCCTATAAAAGAAGTGCCTATAAAAGAAGTGCCTATAAAAGAAGTGCCTATAAAAGAGGTGGATCTTGGCCTAAATGGACTTGTTTAAGTGGAGGAAGACGTACAAAAAAAAGAGTAAGAAATACAAAAAGAAAAAGTAGAAAAAGTAGAAAAAGTAGAAAATCTATAACAAAAATTTATATTTAACTTTATTGACGCAAAGGTGTAAAAATAAGAAAATAAATATATATAATAATAATATAGATTATGCCAACAATGAAAAATTACTTGAACCTTATATATGTTAATTTAGGGTTTATAGCCCAAATAACAGTAATGATGTATTTTAAATCTGCTTTGGAAATAAAACAAAATTGGCCATTATATAGATGTAACCCACCTTATTGGATATTTTCGGATGATATATCGCAAGATTTTACATATTGTGTTCAAAATACTCAGACGAATATGATGGGCACTTTATTACAACCATTAAATTATATGGTTTCATCATTATCATCAGTTGGAACAGAATTAAGTGATTCAATAAATAATGTTCGTGGGATGATTTTCAATATAAGATCCTTTGTTACTGATATAATTCAAAATGTTTTTGGTGTATTTTTTAATTTGATTGTTGAATTTCAAAAAATTACCATAAGTATTAAAGATATGGTTGGTAAAATGATAGGAGTAGTTGTTACTATTTTATATGTTTTAGATGGTTCTATTAAATCTATGAACAGCGTATGGAATGGGCCCACAGGACAATTAGTTAGAGCTATGGGATCTTGTTTTCATCCTGAAACAAAGATAAAATTAAAAAATGGAGAAATATTTTTAATGAAAGATTTACCTTTAGGAGCTGAATTAGAAGATGGATCAAAAGTATTTTCTGTTATGAAAATTGCTAATTTTAATAATAATAAATTATATAAGATCAAAGGTGGAATAGATGGTGAATATATATATGTAACTGGTGAACACTTTATTTTGGATAAACTAAATAATAAATGGATACAAGTTAAAGATTATAATCATGCTTTCAAACAAGAAGAAAAACATATTGATTGGTTTTCTTGTCTTATTACTACTTCAAGGCATATCAAAATAGGACAACAACTTTTTTGGGATTGGGAAGATGATGAATTATTATAAGAATGATTTATAACTATTATTATCCATTTATAGTATATATGAATAATATTAATCCATTAAATATTACTGCTAATTTTATAAACAATACATATGATAAATTATCATATTTGGATCTTTATGGAAATTCTGTTTTAATATTTATTTTTATCACATTAATCGTTTTTGTGGTTTATTCTTATTGTAAGGTTATGGTTAATAGAGAAGCTATAGCTTCTGATTGGACTAATCAAAGATGTAAACCACAAAATATTTTAATCGCTGGATTTATAACACATCCAGATGATAAAACCTCATTAGAATATACTAATGAAAATTTTCAATATTGTGTTCAAAGTATATTATCAAATATTATAGGTTATTCATTGGAACCTTTTCAATTTATGATATCATCTTTAACTAATATTTTTAGCGAATTTATTGATGCTATTCAAAAAATAAGAGGCGTTTTCAATACTTTAAGAAATGGTGTATCTGATTTTGCTAGCGATGTTTTATATAGAATTTTAAATATTATGACACCACTTCAAAAAATTTCTATAGCTTTAATGGATACATTTAATAAAATACAAGGAGTAATGGCTTCGGGTTTATACACTATGCTTGGTTCTTATTATACTTTACAAGCATTAATGGGAGCAATATTAGAACTTATTGTTAAAATTTTAGTTGCTCTAGTAATTATTATAGCAGGTCTTTGGTTATTACCATTTAGTTGGCCTATAGCAACAACAATGACAGGTGTATTTTTAGCTATATCAATACCATTAGCAATTATTACTTATTTTATGACAGAAGTTCTTCATATTAAAAGTTCTGCTATTCCAAACCTAAGATGTTTTGATCAAAGAACAAAAATATTTTTAGAAAATAGAACATTTAAATATATTAAAGATATAAAACCAGGTGATATTTTGTTTAATGGATCAACTGTAACCGCAAAAATAAAAGTTTTATCTAAAGATATGGATATGTATAATTTAAATGGAATTATTGTTAGTGAAAGTCATATTGTAAAATATAAAAATAACTGGATTAAAGTAAAAGATCATCCTCATTCAAAAAAAATAAGTTTATATAATGATCCGTATTTATTCTGTTTAAATACATCATCAAAGACAATTATTTTAAATGATATGATATTTACAGATTGGGATGAAATATATGATGAAACTTTAGAATTTATCTTGAATTCCAATTCTATTGAAAAAACAGAAAATATATCAAAAAAATTAGATTATGGATTCAATGGGAATACTAAAATTAAATTAATGAAAGGAGACAAAATATTAAAAAAAATAAATGTAGGAGATATATTATCCACTGGAGATATTGTTTATGGAATTGTTGAATTAAATAATAATTTAGGAAATAATGAAAATAATGAAAATAATGAAAATAATGAAAATAATGAAAATAATGAAAATAATAAAAATAATGAAAATCTTTATAGTTTATTAGTTTCTAGTAAATATTTTTATATTGGAAAAAATAAATATCCAGATTATAATAACAATATTGATTCAGTTCTAAGAAATCTTAGTTATAAAAAAATATTATCTAAGGAATATGTATAATATGGAAATATCTATTGGTTCATATAAATTTAGAGTAGAAATATTGATTTTAATTGTTATAGTATTTTGGATTATGTTTGGACATATGTTGTGCTCATGTTGTAGAGTCAATATTTTTAAAGAAGGATTTGTAGGAGCAAATAACGTTGCGTCTGGTCCTGAATTTGGTGGGGCTAAAACCCCTGATTGGATCATGAACCCTTCTACATGGGCTAAACCTAATTTAACTTATAGTCCTGGAACTACTCCTGATGCTGGTGTCAAGGCTATTTGGGATCGTCCTAAGCAACCAATTCCTTTACCAGAAGGAGAATTAGATATGTTCGCTACTACCGATTTTAAGCCAGAATGTTGTCCTAATGCTTATTCTAATAGCATGGGATGTGCCTGTATGACAATACCTCAATATAATTTTTTAAAAAATCGTGGATTTAATAACGTTCCTTATTCTGAATATTAATTTGTTATCATAAAATAAAATTTACTTTCATATTTGTAAATATTATTTATAACATTCAATTTTGTTACCTTTACAATCATAAACCCAAATTTCATAGTTATAACCCAACTCTTTTCCAGAATTTTGTTTTGAAAATACATTAGATTTTTGAATAGTCCAAGATGATTTAACTTCAATACAAAGATTTTTGGAAGAAATAAAAATATCAACATAATGTCTTCGTAATTTATCATTTTCATCCTTATACCATATTTTAGGAACATTTTTGGCACCAATAATTATATCATTTTCTTCAATATTTTCTTTTTTTAAAAGTTCATTTAAAGCATAATGTTCATACCCTTGTATTAATTCACTTTTACCAGATGGGAAAATAAATTCTTTTTTATTATAAGAATTTTTAACTATTTTATCCATTATATCCGAGTTTTGGGATACATTTTCAACTCCATATTTCTCTAAACATGATTCTTTTATTTTAGATTTAACTTCTTCTGCTTGAAAAGCATACTCAACTCCATATTTTTCTAAACATGTATTTTTAACATTATCCTTATAATTTTTTGATTTTGATATATGGTTAACGCCATATCTCTCTAAACATGTTTCTTTTATTTTATCTTTAACTATATTTGCTTGAAAAGCATACTCAACTCCATATTTTTCTAAACAAGTAAATTTTCCTTTATCTCTAAATTCTTGAATTTGGAGAGTATGTTCTACACCATATTTTTCTAAATTATTATTAATAGTTTTTTGTTTAACCTTGTCGGATTGAGTTGGATTTTCAACACCAAAATTTTTAAAACAAGTTTGTCTCTTTTTTTCTTTAATTTCTTCTGATTTTGAAGGATGTTCAACTCCATATTTTTCTAAATTATTATTAATAGTT